GGTAAAAATTCCGTTGTATAATCCAAAGGAATAGATACAATGCACTCTGAAGAATTAACATGTCTTACAGTGCTTTGAATTGATTGAGAAGCACTACCGCCAAGTAACCCTGTTGGTTCTGTACCTAAAGGCAGTACACCTATACCATGTGTCCAAGTACGAACATTAACGACTGGTTGAGCTCCTAAATTGTGAACAATAGTTACATCAAAACCAACTGGAATTACAGAAGCAATAATATTTTCAAAATATTCTAGCCGTTCATCCAACGTTTTAAAATTCCCCAAACGTTCACTACTTCGAGCATCGATAACTTCGCTATCTGTTGTAGCATTTGCGATTACATCTTTAAAACGTTCCTCTAAATTGGTTTGACGTTGTTCTACTTTAGATTGGCGTTTTTCTATATTTTCAGAAATAGCCTTTATTTTATTAAATAAAACACTGGTATACTCCATCATACGAGCTAAAGATTCTCGAACATGTCGTCGATACATCTTTGTTCGAATCCACAAAGCGAACGTTTGAGAAATAGGATCAATCACACCGTTTTTTATTTCATCTTGCACCTCATCGACATCGGTCGGGTCTTGATAATCAACTGTTGTATTTGGTTCATTTGTTGGTCGAGTATCCTTAAATTCTTGTGCCAACCGTCTCACCTCTCTTATTTTTCTAATTTCTCTACGCGCTTAATTAAATCGTCTAACGCCTTTTTCATCTCAGTTTGAGCAGTACCTACAGATTCGACTGTATTTGTTAAATCACTTGCTAATTGTTTAAAGGCTTCCGTCGATTCTGTCACGGTTGTTGATAATTCACTGGTTAAGTCTTCCAAAGAACTAACTTTACTACTTTGAACAGATAAATCATTGTCAAATTCTTCCTGTCTTTTTATCAACTCTGATATGTTTTGAACTCCTGCCGTCGCAAAT